GATAGCGCTTGGCGTGTCCTCGAGTGGAGCAAGGACGCAAGCGCAGCACGGGCAGCGACAGCCACCGACACCCCGGACGTCGAAGAGCTCAAGAACGTGCTCAAGCTCGTGGGGGAGTGGTAGACTGCCAGAGAGAGGACAACAACTATGGAAACAACACCGCTCTTTATAGAGTTGTGCGCCGGTACTGCGGCGCTATCGCTGCGACTCGCTCACCCGCGGGCGCGGCCTCCGGTGTCGAGGATGGGCGCGAAGACCGGGTATGCCGACGTCATCCTTCGCTGTATGGGACTCCACCCAGGGCAAGGCGCCGAGCACTATCTGTGGTGTGAGCCGGACGCCGGGGTTCGGCTCTTGCTTCATGCCTACCGGGACCGCGAGCTCGCGACGAAAGCGGCCGCCATTATTCGCGGCTGGAAAGACGAAGAGCCGAGGGCACTGTGGGAACGGCTACGGGCGGAAGGGCCGGCCGTCTGTCCTCCGGTGGACCCGCGGGAGGTGGCGCGGGAGTCCTGGCTGTGGGTCCGGTCGGTAGCGTTCAAGGGCCCCGCTGCGGGCTACATGCCGGGTGACGCCGAGGACGGATCGGGCCGATGGGTCAACACTCCCGAGGGGGTGGCGCGCAAGTGGGGCACAACGCCGACCCTCCCCGCCACCATCGCCGATGACGCGCGGGAGGTGGACCCGCGAGAGGTGGCGCGGTGGTCGCTTGTTTCGGGCTGGTCTGCTGGCGGTAATGTCGACGGCTACTGGGCTGGGCCGGATCGCGGTGGCCCGTGTGGTAAACATCCTGAAGGCTGGACCGGTTCAATCACGCGCGCCGGGATGGCCAGCCGATACCAAGACGCGCCCGCCCTCCCCGCCACCATCGCCGACGACGCGCGAAAGGTGGACCCGCCGCGATTCCCGCCCGGTGTCGTGGCTTACATCGATCCGCCCTACCTCAACACGACCGGCTACGCGCACCTCTTTCCCCGCGCCGAGTGGCTACCGGTGGTCCGTCGATGGGCGCAGGCCGGCGCGCTGGTTGTTGTGTCTGAGGCTGAACCGATCCCCGACCTCATGGCGGAGGGGTGGCACTCGGTACGGATTGACGGGGAGAGGAAGGGCCAAAAGCGGACCTTTTCGAAACAGCAAGCCGAGTGGCTGACAATGTCCGAGCCGCCTCGGTGGCGGCCGTCGGTTCAGGCGTCCCTTTTTGGTGCAGCATGACCTTCATACCGAAGGGCGTACCCCCTGCGCTGCAGGACCAGGTCAGGGGACTGGTGAGCGACCCTGCAACCTTCTGTCGCCTGCATCGAGTGCAGGAAAAGGACACCAAGAGAGAGGTGCCTTTTGACCCGTTGCCCATGCAGACGAAGATTTTTAACGCTGTAAAGAGAGGCTATAAGCGCATTCTCGTCATTAAGGCGCGGCAGGTAGCAGCTACAACCGCGTGCAAATTCGTGCTCCACCAACAGTGGACGGCAACGCCTACCGCTGCGCTCTTCGCCCTCGTCTCGCTACGGGCAGAGAGTGCTACCGCTCTGCTCGATGATAACCGCAGATGGATGCACCACCCGCCGAAGGTGTTGCGCCGCGAGCTCGACACCAGGGCGAAGGGCGAGCTGCGCCTCGCAGACACCGAGGCAACCCTCAAGGCGTTCACCTCGCGGAGCTCGACGGGGCTGCGTTCCTTCTCACCTATTGCTGCACTGCTCAGCGAGTTCGCCTTTGCACCCGACCAGGAAGAGCTGCTTGCTCAAGCGCTCAGCGCAGTGGGTGACGGGCTGCTCATGCTCGAGAGCACAGCCAACAACCCAGGTGACCGGTTTTCGCAGCTCATCGCAGGAGCGCCCGAAAACGGGTGGCACCTCATCACTCACTGGTGGTGGGAAGAGCCGAAGTACTGCGACCTGGTCCCCGACGGCTTCGAGCTGACGGAGAGCGAGGCCGAGCTCGCCAAGGCCTACCAGCTCACAGACGGGCAGCTTGCGTGGCGACGTCGCTACCTCGCCACCCTCGGTCCCTACAAATTCCGTCGCGAGTACCCCGCCTGCCTTGATGACTGTTTCCTCGGGCGAGAGGGCGGGTACTACGGCGAAGAGGTGCTGCAAGACGTACACGTCATCGAGCACGAGCTGCACGGCAAGGCGCACGGCAGGGAAGTGGAGGGGCCGCACCCGCATGACCGCTACGTCATGGGCGTGGACATCGGAGGCGGTGTAGGTGGTGACTACTCAGCCCTCTGCGTTGTCTCGGTCTCGACGATGCAGCCGGTCTACACCGAGAGGAACAACCGAGTCACGCCCGCAGCCTGGGCACATCGCTGCATACAGGTCGCGAGCAGGTACAACGATGCACTCATGCTCGCCGAGAGCAACAACCACGGGCATGCCTTCCTTCTCGAGGTGACACACTGCGGCTACCGCTACCAGTGGCGAAGCCCCAAACAGAAGCCATGGGTGACCACCCTGCAAAGCAAGCTGGAGGCCTTCGACTGCTTGCGTGAGTCGCTGCAGATAGTGAAGGTCATGGACCGAGTGACATGGATGGAGCTACGCAGCCTCACCATTCCACCGGGCAAGGTCGCACCCGAGGCACCCAAGGGCGGGCATGATGACAGTGCTATGGCGATGGCGTTAGCCTATCGGTGCCTGCGCGATATCCCGTCATCCTGGCGCACTCATGCGCTACAATCGGGACGCACCCGTATCGATGACCTAATCAGCCGCAGCCGTGCTCGGCGCATCCGGTCGCACACCTTGCCCTTCTAAGAGGTCTACATGCTGACACCCGAGCAGTGCGAGGCGATCTGCCAGCAGCACGATAACTACTGGCAGGGCAGGCGAGACGAGCTGCGCGAGATGCGCGCGCTTTACATGACCCGCTTCTTTGAGACGAACGCACCGACCCTTGACGGCATCCTGCGTACCGAGGTGCCGAAGGCCTACGCAGTCGTAGAGTCGTACCTCGGGAGCCTCTACGCCAAGAACCCGAGCGTGGAGGTGCAGGCAGACATCAGGGGCAGGGGAAACGCAGAAGTCGCCGAAGCCACTGCCAACCAGTACCTGCTCACAATCCGCGAGCAGCTCGAGGACGCTACCCGCCTGGCGCTCATCTACCCGGCAGGCTTCATCAAGCTGGCGCCGGTCATGGGGGCAGACCCGCTCAAGCGGGTGAGCTGCGCAGCTCTCTCGCCCTGGGAGGTCATCGTAGACGCGACTGCGACCTCCTGGGAGTCTCAGCGCTACGTGGGCCACGTCTACTTGATGCCACTGCTCGAGGCCTCCGAGCGCTACAGCAAGGCACCCGAAGAGCTGCGGGCGAGGGCCTACAGCAAGTGGATTGAGTCGACCGGCATCGCAGGCCGAGACCAGATTTTAGGCCTTGGAGACCCTACACAGACCCCAGCAGAGGAACAATGGGTGCGCATCGTGGAGGTCTACGACCTGCTCGGTGACTCGCTCGTTGTGTGGTCGCCCGACTACGCAGACGGCAACGCGCACCTCTTCGAGGGCGTGCAAGTGCAGGTCGGTGCCCTCGATGCCGATGCAGCGGCAGACGAAGAGCGACCCGATGCCGAGGTAGAGCACGAGACAACGGGCATCCCCTACAAGACCGCCAACGGGCGCCCGGTTGTGCCCATCATCCCCCTCTACTTCTCGCGCGACCCTGACACCCCTCTTCGTGGCTACAGTCTAGTGCGCCGCAGCATGGACCAGTTCCGCGAGCTCAACGTCATGCGCACGTACCAGGCGCAGGGTGTTCGGCGCATGGCTCGGCAGTGGATGGTTCGGGCAGGGTTCCTCTCCGAGGACGGTGCTGCCAAGATTGCGCAGGGCCTTGACGGAGAGTTCATCGAGATTGACCTTCAACCAGGCGCGCCCCTCGAGGGCAACATGATGCCGGTGCCCCAGGCGCCCATCCCTGCAGACATCAGCATCTACGCTCAGACCGTACAGAACGACATCAACGAAGCCGGGCTGCTTGCCCCGTTCACGAGGGGAGAGGTCACGAAGAGCACAGCCACCGAGCAGCAGCTTCTCTCGGCTTACACGAGCAGTGAGGTGGGCAGGTATGCGCGCACTCGCGACCAGGTCATCACCTCCATCGCCAAGACCTACAACATTATGCTCAGCGTTGTGCTCGGCGACGATGCCGAACCGCTGTCCCTGCCCAACCCTGTAGGCCCTACAATCCTCTCGGCCGATGACCTCACCGGAGACTTCGCCTACTGGGCAGTCGACGCAGGCACCACCCCGATGAGCGACCTGACAAAGCAGCAGGCCCTTGAGCGCCTTGTGCCTCTACTCGTGCAGCTCGGTGCCGACCCTGTCCAAGTGCTCGGCGAGCTCGTGCGCACCTACCAGCTGCCCGAGTCGTTTGCTCAGGTCGTAGAGCCCGAGCCCGTAGCGCCTACCGAGGCCCCCCTTCCCCTACCCCCTCAAGGATTGTAGCCATGCCCCTCGTCATTGCATCCGGTGCCCCGCAGGGCATGCCCGCAGACCTCGCAGCCATTGCCGAAGAGCAAGACAACCTCATCGGCGAAGAGATGGCAGACATAGTGCCACGGCCTGACCGCCCGTACTCGGCGAAGGTCTACACAGCGCTCACCAAAGCCATCGCCAAGGCTGCGGAAGTCATGGGGCTCGATCTCACACCCGAGACCTACAGCGGGCCGGTTGAGGCAATGGACGCAGACGTTGCGCGGTTCCTCGCCATGATGAGCGCAGCAGCTTCGGACTACGGCAAGCCGCTTCCGGTCGACCTCGAAGACATCAAGGGAGACGCGGAGCTCACTGCCATCACCGCAGCCCTTACGCAGCTCGCCAGTGACAAGGCCTTCGCCGAGTTCCTCGATGCTCCAGTAGAAGAGGAGGTCATCGAGGAAGAGACCGTCATCGAGCCCGACGGAGAGGAAGAGGAAGAGGAAGAGTTTGACTTTGCAAAGCGCATGCGGCGATAGCCATGGCATTTAGGTCCATCCGGTTGCGTCTCGCGCAGCTCTTCGGCTTCGGCAAGCGGCCTAAGAGCGTCATCCCTACGACCCGCAAGCAAGCCTACTACCGCTCCTATGAGGGCGGAGTGATGGGCAACCTTGTGCAGGCCATAGAGCGCAAGCAGCCTGTCACCTTCTTCTACAAGGACAAGTGGCAACCGGAAGGGACACCAGGCGCACTGGGGCAGCGGGTAGGGAACCCCCATGCAATCTGGAAGGGCACGAACGGGCGCGTCTATCTGCACCTCTACGTAGACCCGCAGTCAGCGACAGCCACGGGCGGCTTGCCCGGCTGGCGTACCTTCCTCGTCAACAGAATCCAAGGGGTCAGTGTCCTCGAGCTTGGCACTACCTTCCTTGGCAGGCCTGTCGCCTTCATCAAGGCCCCAGGCTGGAATCCCGGATGGTATCGCCAAGTCGGGCAACCCGTAAAGCTCATCCAATAGAGAGGACACATGTCACACGAGAGCGTAGCCGAGCAGGTACTTGCGGAGGTGCAAGCGCAAGCCGCACCCGAGGCACCGACACCCGAAGCCGCACCCGAGCAAGATGCCGAGCTTGCAGCGATGCAGGCAGCCATGGCAGCAGACGGGGCAGAAGAGGCGACACCCGACGAGGCACCACGCAAGCGCGGGCTGAGCTGGGAACAGGCGGTCAAGTCGTCTGCGCCTGACGTCGCAGCCAAGATGCGCGAGATGCACGCCAGCTTCACCCGTAGTCAGCAGGAGCTTGCCGAGCTCAAGCGCGGGAGCAAGCGAGAAATAGAGGCCATGCTGCGGGGCAAGGAAGCGCTCACTGTACCGGACGAGCTGCCCGAGTACGACCCGTTCAACGCCGAAAGCATGGATGCTCGGATAAAAAAAGAGGCTGCGCGAATGATGCAAGAGATGCTCGAGCCGATGCAGGCCGAGTATGAGCAGATGCAGGCAGCCGACAACTACAAAGCTTTCGTCACCGAGCACCCTGACTTCGAGACAGACACCGGCCTGCGCAGCGAGGTGCAGCACTTGCTCGAGGGCAACGACTCGCTCGACCTCGAGACCGCCTACTGGGCAGCACGCGGCAAGCGTTCCAAGCTCGAGGCAGCGCAGGCCAAAGAGACCCGCAGCGCGCAACGACGGGCAGCCAAAGAGGCAGCGCTCAAGGGCACCGGCACACCGAGGCGAGGGGGCAGCGGAGGCAGGCCGCAGCGAGGCGACCTGCGCAAGGCGAGCGCTGCAGATATTCTCGCAATGGCTCAGGCTATGCACCGTCGGTAGCACCGTGCTATGTTGATGGTGCTACATGCCCCCCCCGTTGTCGCTTCGTCGTCCAAAACAAAAGCGTCTTCGGGGGTTTCTCCATTCTTGGGTCTATGCTCGGGCTCAGGCTATGCACCGTCGGTAGCACCGTGCTACTGTAGACCCATGTGAGGCCACCCCATCGCGGAGCCTTGCGCCTTCGGCACTGCGACGACCGCAGCACGCCCCGAACTCGCAAGCATCTACACCGCTATGGGAGGCCACCTTGGCCGCACCTCAGTCAGTCATCAGCACTACGTTGCAGCTTCTGCGCGACAAGCTGATTGACAACTCTTTCCTGAGCCACCCGCTCTTCCGCGCCATCGAGTCCGCTGGCAACCTGGTCAAAGTCTCGGGCGGTCTCCGCGTTGAGCAGCCTGTCATCTTCGGCGAGCACAGCAGCATCACCGAGCTCAGCAACGGCTTCGAGCCGGTGAGCATGGCAGTGACTGACCCCTTCCAGACTGCCAAGTTTGAGTTCTCGAACTTCACGCAGCCCATCATCTTGAGCGCAGTTGAGAAGGCCGCGAACAAGGGTGACCTTGCAGTCGTCAACATCCTCGAATCGAAGATGAAGAACGTCATGCTTGGGCTCAAGAAGGAAGTCAGCAAGCAGGTCATGGCAGGCACAAGCACTCGCCTGACCACCCTGCAGACCCTCAACGGCATGACCACTGCACCCACTACGGGCTGGCTCGAAGGCATTGCTACGGGCACTCAGCAGAACGTGGTTGGCACCCTCTCGAAGGTGACCTACCGCGCGCAGAACTGGTTCAACAACTTCTACGATAGCGGCGCCAACTTCGCTTTGTCGCACCTTGATCAGTTGATGATTGACTGCCAGATTCGCAACCCTGCAGGCGAGTTTCCTGACCTCATCTTCATGTCGCCCAACTGCTTTGCGACCTTCCAAGCAAAGCAGCAGAGCCACGTCCAGTACGTGAGCGCAAGCGACCGCGACGGTCTTGACCGCGATATGGTGGCCATGTGGCGCGGCGCCAAAATCTATGTCGAGCCCAACCTGGGCTTTACTGCGCAGAACCCTGCCAAGCCGGTCAGCGCCTACGTGCTGAGCAGCAGCAACTTCCAGCTCTACGCAGACACTGACGGCTTCTTTGAGGTCGGCGACATGATGCCCGTTCCCGGCACTGCGACCGAAGCCGCTATGGTCTTCTGCCGCATGCAGCTTGTCACCGGTCACCTTGCCTCGCACGGTGTCCTTCTCGATGCGGAGTCCTGAGCCATGGCTACCTCTACTCTCGTTCAGCTTCTTGAAGCCGGTCAGGCCTCCGACACTTCCAACCGTCGGCAGCTTGAGACCTTCCTTGCAGGTGGCACCATTGTCGCCGGCGATGTGGTCGCCCTCGACAAGAGCCAGACCGGTGCAGACCGCGTGCTTTACGTCATCCAGTGCCCCAACGTGGCTACCGGTGAACCGCTTGCTATCGGTGTCTCTCTCGACGCTGCTGCAGCCGGTGAGCAGGTGCGCGTCGTTGTCTCTGGCTACGTGGCCGATGTCAACTGCACCGCAGGCACCATCCTTACGGGTGCTGCCCTCAGTGCAGGCAAGACCGCAGCCGGTCAGGTCGAGACTGCAGCCGCAGGCGATACCGCCGGCCTCTTCGCTGTAGCCCTTGAAGCGAAGGGCGCGACCACTGCCAACAAGGTTGCGATTCACATCCCGAAGCGCTTCTAAGCACCCGCACGGGCAGCGCTGCCAACGTCCTCTCGGCATCGCTGCCCAGGCCCCCGACCTTCCCCCCCGAGGTTGGGGGCCTTCCTTTTGACTGAGGTGCCCCATGCGACTCATCGAGCTGCTCGACTTCTGCGGCAACCTCTTAGACTACGACCCGGTCA